TGAAGAGCTGGGATACTAGACACACCCCCCGCTTTACAGCGGTTTTAGGTCTAGCTAGGTTTACGAACCTAGGGAAACGCCTACTCTGTTTTCACCCATAACTCTTAAGGTCTCATTAACTGACGTAAAAGTTGGTTTTGATGCAACCTTATCGAAGATGGAAATCTTCTATTACGCCGGGAGGCACCAAAGGCTTGTTAAGCCTTGAGTCATGAGTATAGTGAACTAACCACGATGCGCAGCATTCGGTCCCTCGTACTTAACAACCGCAACGGTTGGATGAGACGGGGCAACACCGAATCTCTTGATCCCCCATTGGGCCTCTTGCGAGACCCTTTGAGAGATTTCGAAATTGACTGCCTTCTGAAGTTTCTTCATCAACTCGAACTCTCTTTTGACCTCTTTTCTGCGTTTCCAGGAAATGGAACACAGATCGGAAGTCCGAAGAAGACTAAAATTGACTCCACCTTCTGTCACCAGACTAGGGTTTAACCCCCAGTCTATAGGGACATGTCGGACGAATAGATTACGAAGTTCTCGAACTAGAGTGAACAGGTAAATCCAGAATCCAGGCGCTACCAAAATCGTTGGTATTGATAGAATACCAGCAACCAAACTATAACCTTTAATCTTGAGTATAGGCCATTTCCACCATGTTTGGAGGAATAGCTTTAGCTCTTGAATGGGTTTGTTTGCCTCAGACCGAGTTTCCTCTATGACCAGATTGGCGTAAGCCGCTCTGAAAATAGGGAACCCGGTCCCAACTGGCTGACCGGTTAGTTTCGAGAACCAAAGATCCGCGCAAGCGGTCACTTGGCTGAAACTAGCTTTAAGTAAGCCAGATGGTCCGAGGGTAGTTGCAATCATTAGGCTAACCAACGAAGGAGAGATCTTAGATCTCAACTTTGTTGCTAGCCCTATGAATCTATCTACACACTCAGGAAAGTACAACCAAGAACGTTGGAACATCTGTAACAACATGACCGGCAGAAGGTAGATATTCCGTATCGTAGCCAAGAGCAATCCTGGCCCGAACGCGGAAATCTCCCCCCTTGTCCCTGAATACCAGCGTTTTGCAAATTCGAGGAGACCAGTCTCTGACACAATTGATTTGTGCTTTGATATGGAAACTCCAAGACCTCGCATAATAGCAAGATAGTGATCCGCAACGCCTTTATCAGCAATGACGATGTCATCGCCTAGAAGTGCGTAGAACGGAAACCATCCAACCCACCCTGCACGAAGCGCCGCTAACTGCACCACGAAGTGATGCGTCAGAGCCAACATCGCCCAAGATGAGTAGGCACCCATAGGTTGGCCCACCGCATAGCGGATAGGTTTACCTTGGAACCACCAATCACGTTGAAGCAAACGTCCCCAGAGCCGAGACAATCTACCTCCTATAAAGAGGGAGAGAATATCGACCTGGAGCGTAAGTGGAAGACGATCCGTAGCGTTAGACAGATCAAAACTGAAACAGGGAAACCCGAGTCGCAACCGTGGTATGACCCAGTCTTCAACCGGCTTCCATTGATCGAAGGTCCCGTCTTGCCCAATTAATTTGAGCATTTCGAAGATCCCGAGATGTAGAGGTCGGAGGATAACTTGAGTCCACCAATCGGTTATTGCGACAATTCGGATCTTCCCCGCTGCCTCCGAGAGAGCCGTTAGGCTCCCAAGGCGGCCAGTAATGAGAACACCTAACAACGGAAGGAATGGTGCGCTCAGAACCTGAATTGCTGTAAACCATAGAACGAGCGCGAAATGGCCTCTACGTAAACTGAACTCAATCCATGCAAACCAAATTAATGGGTTGTATAAGAAAGAGATACAGTCGACGAAAGAGAACCACGTCGCCTTCGGTCCATTCGGTCCGGCACTTTCAGATATGAGCCAAGATAACCGTCCAAACTTTAAAGTCCCAAATAGGTTACGAACCTTCTCTAACTCCCAATACGGGAGAGAAGAACCAATACCAGAAAATGGTAGCGTTATGCTATCCAAATTAGGTTTGGCACGAAAGTTGATAACTCTATAAAAGGACAATATTGTAAGGACAGTCCGCATTGTGAGGATATCTTTGATCGAGCCTTGATCTCTTGCGAGAGCAATACTCTTTCTCAGAACTCCAGGGACAATCTTAGGTAGCCCTCGTCTATCTTTCCTCACAGAAGCACTAGCTTTTGGCATAGTGTAATGTGTGTGATTGATAAAAGCGATTACCATTCGGACAGTCTCTTTTAGGTATAAGCAAAGGAATTTACTTCCAGAGCTCTTCCATAAATTGACCATACGTTTGGTTAGGACTTTGAACGCTAGCATCTGTGTGGTTAGTCCACAGAGTAGGACCAACAAGTGCGCCATGGCCCATAAATCATGGGTTCTGGCCCACCGCCGGTTTAGTATAGCACCCGACAGATATCTATTAAAGATGTTTGTCACTTTATACAAGTAAAAGGTGTTGCTACGGCACGTTGTCCTTCTCTACAAGTGCGGGGGTGTGAGCCCAACAGCTTGCACCCCAGGTGCTAACCGTGACAGGGCGAAGGAGGTTCTGAACAACGTACCACAGGAAATCTTCATCCTGCTGTAGAGGCCCACGGCTTACTCATCAAGCTTTAACATGCGAGATTTGTGAAGACGCTGTCCCTTGACCGACTTCTTTCGAGGTCAGGATAGGGCGGGATGGGGGCTGGTCAGACACCACACAGGTACCAACAACGTTTAAGGAAGTCGGGGCCTGAGTGATATCGCTCGCGGTAAAACCGCGG